CACAAGTAGAGCTCAATACCTTACATCAGGGGTAACATACTATTTGGATGGTGCCTCAAACTATGCAAGCTACGTAAATACAACAAGCTTTAATGCTGCTACTACTCGTTATGTAGAAGTAACACCATCCTCATCAACTGATTTTTATTATCTTTGTTATGTTCATGGTATTGGCATGGGTGGAATTTTTGATATTGAATCAAATGTTTGGGGTGGATTATCTTGGGGTAATGGAGCTTGGGGAGACCAAGGTCATGTAGATGTTTCTGTCACTGGATCACAATTAACATCAACTATCGGAAATGAAACTCAAGTAATTGATAACCAAGTAACCCTTACCGGATTACAATTAACATCTACAGTAGGTACTTCTGTTGGTGGAACCTCCGCTCTAGTATTAGCAACTGGTAGCCTAGAGTCTATGGCTGTTGGAAGTGTGATACAAAGGACTGGACAAGGTTTTGCTGTATCCGGATCACAATTAACTTCAACTTCAGGGTCAGCAACTATTGATGAAACAATACTAACCGGGGAAGGTTGGGGTAGAGGAGAATGGGGTGAGTTTGCTTGGGGAGATAATTTTTCTGTTCAAGTTACAGGTATAGGATTAACATCTTCAATTGGTAATGAAACAGCTTTCACAGATGGCAGTATTCCAGTTAGTGGTCAACAACTAACAACAACTTTTGCGAGTCCTTCTTTTTCAATTCAAATTGATTCAAATGTATTTGTACTAGCTTCAGAAGATCAACTTGATGCTTTAACATCTGCATCATCGTTCCCTGTTGTAACAGATGTAATTCAATCCGTTACAGGTATTCAAGCTACGATTTCTCAAGGAAATACTGTAGGGGGCCTTAAAACTCCAGTAGATGTTTCGGGTATTCAAGCTACAATGACTTTAGGGTCTATAACACTAGAACAAACAACTGTTGAGCCGGTTACGGGACAACAATTAACAATGACTCTTGGCCAACATGCAGATATACCAGGTCAACTAATTGGTGTAGGAGGTTTACAATTATCTAGCTTAGTAGGTTCTGTAACAGCTAAGGGTACTGCAAATATAGTTGTTACAGGTATACAATTAACCGCTTCAGTTGGAAGTCCTAATATAACTGCGTGGGCTGAGGTTGACCCGGGAGTAAATAATGTTTGGACAGTGGTTGATCAAGCTGCTTAAATAAGGTAAAATTATAATCATTTAGGAGATAAAAATTTATGTCAAGTTATTCAACAGATTTAAAACTCGAACTAATGGTTACTGGTGAAAATGCCGGTACATGGGGAGATAAAACAAATACAAATTTAAATTTAGTGCAACAATCTGTTGCAGGTTATCAAGCAATCGATGTTGCTGGTGCTGATGTAACTTTAGCAATGACAAATGCAACTGTTTCTAATGCTAGAAATATGACANTAGAATTTACTGGAACTTTAGCAGCNAATAGAACTGTAAATTTTCCTGCAAGTTTAGAAAAAGTATTTAATGTAATTGATTCAACTAATCATGATGGTAATACCTTAACTTTTAAAGTTACAAGTGCAGCAGGTTTTTTATTATGTGAAGGCAACAGTTATTTTTGTCATTCTAACGGAACCAATATTATTAAAGATTTAGAATTTAGAAAATGGAGAGTAGTATCAGCAGCAGAAACAATTCAAGCTGGCGCTAAACTTTTAGTAAACACAAATGGTGGAGCAGTAACAATTACGCTTCCAGCCTCACCTTCTGCAGGAGATGAAGTACATTTTGTAGATCAAGGATACGATTTTAATACTAACGCGTTGACTGTTGGTAGAAACTCTTCTAATATAGCTAATGCAGCATCTGATCTTGTTGTTAATACACAAGGTGCAGCTTTTTCATTAGTATTCTCAGGAGATGCTACAACAGGATGGACTTACACGGAGAAATAATATGTCAAATTATGAAGCAACTAAATATGATTTTGATGGAGCAAACCTTACAGGTATCGAAGGTACGGCTACTGGTACAATTTTACCTTGGTCAGCAGCATCAATTCCAACAGGATTCTTAGAATGTGCCGGTGCAGCAGTTTCAAGATCAACTTATTCAGCATTATTTGCAATCGTAGGTACTACTTATGGTGTAGGTGATGGATCATCTACTTTTAATTTACCTAATCTACAAGATAACGTACCAATTGGAAAATCTCCAGGAAAAGCTTTAGCTTCAACAGGTGGAGCAAATACAGTATCTGTTACAGCAACTGGAAACGTAGGTGGCTCAACAGCTAATGCTACTTTATCAACAGCACAACTTGCTTCTCACTCACACCCTGCTGCTGCTACTATGGCTCCAGCTGGTGGTGGTAACCCGGGAACTAAAGCTGCTGCCGGAAGCACTGGTGCTGCAGGTTCTGGACAAGGTCACTCTCATAATATGAGTGCAACTTTTTCAGGAAGCGCAGTAAATGCTGCAATCGTGCAACCTTATTTAACTTTAATTTATATTATTAAGACGTAGGAGAAAATATGGCAACAAACGCAAATTGGACAATAGTATTTGATGATAAAATAGTAATTAAAAATCACGCAGAAGGTGCTAGTGAAGGTGTTGGATATGTTATATCTGATGATTCTTTTTGGTCTGATTCTAAGTTTTCTAATATTTGGGCTATCCAATATGGTACAACAAATGTCAATGACCAAGTAGAATACAGAGATGAGACACCCCATTCGTCATTTGTTGATGCAAACATTGGAGACATCAATCAATTTTCATCTAGATGGGATTCATCACACTTAGCTAAACTACAATCTAATTGGGATAATGATAATGTTGATGATGAAACTGAAGCTGAAAAAATTACTAGATTAGGTGCAAGACCTACTTCTTATTCTTCGTAATTATCTTAACATCATCCAAGAAGTTAAAATATACTTTTCACCAGATAGAGGTGGATTACCTCTATGAACATAAGGAAAACCAGCAGGCCAAATAACTATTCTACCTGTTTTAGGTTTTACCCTTTTTGAAAAATGTAAAAATTCCGTTTCCCCTCCATCTTCAACGTCATTTAAATATATAGAAAAAACAAAAGCCCTAGGTTCATTATCAAATCCTTTTCCATGCTCAATATGCCATACATGGTATCCTTCTGTAGGAAGAGTTTTTTGAATTTTTAAACAAGTAAAATGAAAAGGAACCCCATAAGCATCATTTGCTCCCGTAGTTTCAATATAATGTTTAAAAGCTATATCAAAATTAAATATCATAGGTTTTAATTCTTCCCACCAGGTTTCTATGTTATTAGACGCTGCAAAAAATTGTTGGTCTTGTTTTTTCAATATAGAAGCTTTTTCTCCACCAATTCTATTTATTGTATTATTAAATTTATTTTGATTTTCATATAATTGAATAGCTTTTTTACATTCTTCTTCAGTAATGTAATTATCATATATTCCGATAAAATTATCTATAATCACTTTTTTTTCATTCATTATTCTATCCTTAAATTAAAACTCAATGCTACTCTTTTCTTCTCAGTATGATTTGTCGTTACGGTGTGGTTTAAACTTGCGGGAAAAAAAAACATATTATTTTCTTTAGCAATAAAACTTACACTATTTGTATATTTTATGAGATCATTATTTATAGGAAATTCTCCTACATAAGGGTTATGATTTTTAAAAGTTAATGCGCCCTGCTTATAATCGCCAATTGCTTTTAAATAAAAAACTCCAGATATACTACTTAATTCTTTTACATTTCTGTGATTATGTAAACCCACTATTTGATTTTTACCTTGTTCATTAAACCATGAGTCACTTAATTTTATTTTTGTAAAGGTCAACCCTAAATTATTTAAATAATTTTCACATTTTGATTCTAAAAACATTTTTATATAAATATTTTCACTGAAAATATTTGAAGAATGTTTAAAAGTTGTAGGTGTTGTGTCATTTCCCGGCATCCAACTGTTTTTAAATAATTTTTTTTTCTTACATTCCTTATAATAATTATTTACAATATTTATAAATTGATAATCTTTTATGTGAATTTCTTGAATTGGAGAACAAAATATATTTGTTATCATATTATTTCATAAAAATTTGTACAGTTATTCTTGGCATAACATTTGACCTCACTGGATTTACTTTATGTTCTAAAGGTGATTTGACTACAACTAAAGAGTTTCCTACATAAGGCAAAAAACCATGACCTTTGTCATCTGTAAACATAAACTCTCCGCCAAAATTTTTATTCCATCTTCTATTAATATAGTAAGTTGCTCCGTATTTCCAGTTGCCATCATTATGCCATTGAATACCAGTATCTTCTTTCATGTAGTGAATATTAGTCAATATTCTCTCAACACTACTAATAGAAAAAAATTGATTATGCTTAATCAAAGATTCTAATTTTTTAAAAGGTGGGTATTCTGTTATAGTAACTTTATCTGGAGCTTTAATATGAGAGATTAATTCTTTACTCCATATATTTTTAACACTGTGTAAATTAATATTTTTTCTTTCTTTTATAATAACATTGTGGATATTTTTATACATATCATAACTTAAAAAATTATGTATCCACCAAAGTTTATTAGGTATTGAATATGCTAATTTCATTTAGCTATTTGGTTAAGTTTATTAATATAATTAAATTTATTGTCTATTCCGTTTATATTAAAAATTAAACTGTATCTGTTTTTTTCTTCTCTATGTTCTTCAAAACCATGAGATACCTCAGATGGAAAAATATAATAATCTCCAGGTTTAGGAGTTATTTTTATATTTAATTCTGGTAGAATTAAATCACAACCTTCAGTTAAATATAAAATACCATGGATACAAGGATGGGTGTGAAAATTTAATGAATCTCCTTTTTTTATTTCATTTCCCCAAGCATCACCAACTGTAAATTTTTCTAAAAAATGTTGAAATATTAATGAATGTGAAACTTGATGTTTATTTATTAAATAAATCATAAAATTTTTAAACAATGGTTTATCAATAAAATACCTCCAATTTGTCATGCCTCCTCTTACGTTGGTATAATTTTTCATTTCTGGATCTAAATTATTTTTAATGTCGATAATTAAATTATTAATTACATCTATATAAGGGTAATTACCAAAAATAATATTTATGGTTCTTGGATAAGTTACAGTTAAACTATTTGTATGTTCATTTAATTTGTTATTTGTGTCTAATAAACTAATCATTTATTATCGTATGCAT